TTATAGCGTAATGTTGTTTTTGGCTAAGATTTTGGAAATTGTTGTAGGCGAAATATAGTCAACATATCCTCTCTTAACACATTCATCTCCAATGGATCTCAAACTCCATTTGGACCGACCGCTAGGAGGGGATGAACGGATGATGTCCATGATTTTTTGAAGGAACTCCTGATTGTTGAGCGGACACGATGTGTATTCTGATTTTTCCAATACATTAATCGCAATATCGAATCCCTGCTCGTGGTAGATGGTGCGTATTTTGGTTACGGTTTGTCTTGTTGTTCCTGCCTCGTCAGCAATTTGTTGAATGGATAATTCAGGACTGTTGCTTGCATCTGATAACAGCAAGATTTTTGCACGAAGAAGAACTTTGGAGTCTTCTTTTTGCTCGGACAGAATTGAGTTAACAATGGATCGCTCACGATCAGAAAGCACGATTTTATATTTTTTAGTGTTCATTTGCTCGACTCCTTAACGACAATATTATAACAGAATAAACTCCAAATGTCAATAGCAAATACGGACAATACAAAAAGGCACTTACTGATTTCAGTGCCTTTAGGACTATAGGGAGAGAATATGTTTAGTTGATTTTGAACTTATGCAGAAGCGATTTTAAGGATTTCATATTCTGCAAAAGTATCGTAGATTCTTCGGGAGAGCAATCCGTAAGCAGTGAATACAATTCGTTTTCTTCTTGCGGATTAAGCTGTCTTCCCAAAAGTTCATCGACTGTTATGTTGAACGCTTCAGCAATCTTGATAAGCAGATCAAGGCTTGGTATGCGTTCACCGCTTTCGATTCTGCAAGCGTGTTGACGGCTGATGCCGACTTTTTCTGCAAAATCCATTTGAGATAGTTTTCGCTGTTGCCGAAAAAATTGAATCCTCCGACCGATGTTGTTAAGGCTCGTAATATGGCTCCTTTCTTGAATATCCCCATAGTATTATTATATTACGCATTTACGATGTCGTCTGCAAATGTGCGATTTTGAATTATTGAATGTAAGGATGAAATGTGAAAAGAAGCCGCCCGTTCCTTCATCCTTAGAGTTCAATGACACCTCATAGGTTGCATTAGCAGAAAAATGCAACCTATGGGGTGGTTGATAGGAAATTTGTGGCTAAGTATAATTAATTAGAATAGGTATCGGGGGAGGACTGTCTAAAGATGAGCGGCAATTCAGAGATGAAACAATATGAACTTTATAGCTCTGTTGTAGTGCGAAATGTTGATTGGCTTTGGTATCCATATCTGCCTTATGGGAAACTGTCGATAATTCAAGGTGATCCCGGATGCGGAAAATCAACTTTAATGATGCACCTGATTGCTTGCATTACTTCCGGCAAATCATTACCTAATGGGACTATCATTCAACCTCATAATGTTATTTATCAATGTTCGGAAGACAGTATAGCTGATACAATCAGACCACGACTCGAAAAAGCCGGTGCTGATTGTAGTAGAGTAGCATATATCAACGAGGACTTATTTGGCTTTTCCATCGACGACGAAATCGTCAGAAATACAAAGATGAATGCTTGCCTGAGGAAACTAACAGAAGAATTGTTGATATTATTTCAGACGTTAATTTAGCTTACTCAGAACATGCTAGACGTTATTTAGCAGATTGTGGGCTACCTAAAGAGCGTACCTTTGTAACGGGCTCCCCAATGGCTGAAGTATTAAAAAACAATCTTCAAGCGATTGAAGCAAGTGATATTCTAAAGAAATTAAAACTAGAACCAGGGAAATATATTTTACTCAGCGCTCATCGTGAAGAAAATATTGATACTGATCAAAACTTTCTATCTCTTTTTAATGCTATTAATAAAATGGCTGAATTGTATGATATGCCAATTTTATATAGTTGTCATCCACGTTCTCGCAAGAAACTTGAATCTACAAAGTTTAAACTTAATCCAAAAGTAATAATGCATGAACCATTAGGATTCCATGATTACAATCATCTTCAAATGAATGCTTACGCAGTTGTGAGTGACTTTGGAACCCTTCCTGAAGAATCAAGTTTTTACGCTTCTTTAGGACAACCTATTGCGGCTGTATGCATACGCACTTCCACTGAAAGACCAGAAGCTTTGGACAAAGCTTGTTTTGTTTTAGCGGGTATTGATGAAGTAAACTTACTGCAAGCAGTAGAAGTAGCCCTTATGAACAAACAAGGATGCACCCCTGTTCCTGATTATATGGATACCAATGTATCAGATAAAGTGGTGAAGATCATTCAAAGTTACACAGGTGTTGTCAATAGAATGGTTTGGAGAAAGTACTAATTGAGTACTTTTTTCTTTATAAGAGCTTAAATACGTGTGAAAATGCTTTCAAATGCATTTACCCCCTTGCTACTTCAAATCCTTTATGATACAATGATGGCATAGTTTTGTTCATGTAAATTTAATAGCTTTCGCCAATATAATATGGATAATTTGGTTCCAAAGTTTCTACCAAGCGACCTAATCGCTTGACTATTGGTAATAATGTGTTATTTCTGTAGCACGATTTATTGGCGAGTAATTTTATTACTTGCTTTTTCTTTTGCTCAGACAAAACTAAATAAGAAAGAAAGGTCATTAGAAAATGAACGGAATTCGTAAGTTTTTCAAACTCGAAGAAAACAACACCACAATCACAAAAGAAGTTGTTGCTGGTTTAACCACCTTCTTCACTATGGTGTACATTATCTTCGTGAACCCGAATCTCTTGTCTGATAGTGGTATTCCATGGGCTGGGCTCTCGTGTGCAAAAATCGCAAATTCAAAAGGGGAATAGCCCCAGAACTGAAAAGGAGGTAATCAGATATGGCTAATGCTAGCTTAAAAGGCGGAGCTAGAGTTGGTGCAGGAAGAAAGAGAAAAGCCACTATTGAGAAATTTGAAAATGATAACCCAGGACATAGAAAGCTTGAGGTCATAGATGTGCCTGATACTTTTGAAGGTGCTGAACTTGAAGCAGTGGACATGCCACCAGTAAAAGATTATTTATCTGCACAACAACGTGATGGTAAAAACCTAGAAGCGGCAGAAATTTATAAGACCACTTGGCTTTGGTTAAAGAAGCTAGGATGTGAAAAGCTGGTAAACACAGTCCTTATTGAAAACTATGCCATGAGCGTTGCTCGTTGGATTCAATGTGAGGAAGCAATATCCAAGTATGGCTTTTTAGGAAAACATCCAACATCTGGAAATCCTATCCAAAGTCCATACGTGGCTATGAGTCAATCTTTTATGAAACAGTCGACTCTTGCTTGGCTTCAGATTTTTTAAGTCGTCAAAGAGAACTGCACTGTGGACTTCAGAGGTCCTAATCCTAATGACGATATGATGGAAAGATTGCTAAGAACGCGTGAAAGAAAGTAAATAAACAGAGAATAGATAAGGTTTAGATGGTCATATTCTCTGGCGAAAAGACATAACATCTAGACAATACATTTAGGAATAAATACACGAGGTTGCCATAGAGCAGCCTTTTTTAATGGAGGTAAAAGAACATGTTTGAAAAAGTTAATCCTAAACATCCAGACAAAATTGCTGACAGAATTGCAGGTGCGATTGTAGATCTGGCTTATAAGGAAAACAAAAATCCTAGAATTGCAGTAGAAGTCTTAATTGGTCATGGTAAATGTCACATCATAGCTGAGACTTCTGTGTATCTTGACCGCAAAGATGTGATCAAGGCAGCTCGTAGGATTGCTGGAAGAGTCTATGTAGATTACGTAGAGGTTCCACAGGACTTGCATTTAGCAGATAACCAAAGCGAGAAGATACGCTGCGGTGATAACGGCATCTTTAAAGGCGTGCCACTTACAAAGGAACAAAAGAGTCTATCTGAAATTGCAAGAAAGATTTATGCGAACTATCACAGTGATGGCAAATACATCATTGATGGAGATAAGTTAATCATCTGCCAAAGTAAAGCAAAGAACTATGAGCTTCACAAGAAATATCCTAAGGCGATCATTAATCCTTTAGGTGAGTGGACAGGCGGAACTGATGTAGATACTGGAGCTACCAATAGAAAGCTTGGTTCCGATATGGCTGATTCTATCACTGGTGGTGGACTTCATGGTAAGGACCTATCAAAGGCAGACGTGTCTGTGAATATTTATTGTTTTCTAAAGGCACAAGCTACTAATCAGGTAGTTGAGATTTCGTGTGCTATTGGAGATGAATACATTGATAACAGACCTTATGAAGAGGTTGTTGAAATTGCTAGAGACTTCATCAACGGTTTAGGCGGTTTCGAGAAGTTTGCTGAATGGGGGTTATTCTAATGGCTAAGACTACAAAAGAAATGAAACTAGTAAAACTAGAAAAACTAATCCCTTATGTAAATAACGCCAGAACTCATAGCCCAGAACAGATTTCAAAGCTTAGATCTAGTCTTCGTGAGTTCGGATTCATTAATCCTGTAATCATTGATAAGGATTTCAATATCATCGCAGGTCATGGTCGTGTGCTTGCTGCAAAGGCTGAGGGAATCGAGGAAGTTCCATGTGTCTTGGTTGATTACCTTACCGAAGCTCAGAAGAAAGCCTACATCATTGCTGATAACAGAATGGCTATGGATGCAGGATGGGATGAAGAACTTTTAAAGGTTGAGTTAGAAGCATTGGAAGGTGCTGACTTTGACTTGGCTCTTACAGGTTTTGATGAAGATGAAATCGCGGACTTTTTCAAAGAAGATAAAACCGATGTTGAAGATGATGATTACGATTTAACAAAGGCATTAGAAGAAGCATCATTCGTTGAAAAAGGTGATGTATGGATTGTTGGTAGACACCGTCTTGTGTGCGGAGATGCAACTAATCCAGATGATGTTAATAAACTTATGGATGGGAAGAGAGCAAACTTGATCCTGACAGATCCTCCATATGGTGTATCTTTCTGCTCGTCTGCTGGTCTTAAGATCCAGAACGACTCACTTAAGAATGAGGACTTTTATCAGTTCTTGCTTAAGGCTTTCAAAAACATGGTTGACCATTGTGAAGCAGGAGCAGCAGCATATTGTTTCCATGCGGATACTGAAGGATTGAAATTTAGAACTGCATTCATTGATGCAGGCTTCCATTTAGCTGGTTGCTGCATCTGGGTTAAGGATTCGTTGGTTCTTGGTAGAAGTGATTATCAATGGCAGCATGAACCAGTGCTTTATGGTTTCTTACAAAATGGAAAGCATCACTGGTATTCCGATAGAAAGCAAACAACTATCTGGAACTTCAAGAAGCCAAAGAGAAATGAAAACCACCCAACATCAAAACCACTTGATTTGCTTTCTTATCCAATCCAAAACTCATCTCAAGAAAACGCAATTGTTCTGGACACATTTGGTGGATCTGGGTCGACGCTTATGGCTGCTGAATTTACAAATAGAATCTGCTATACGATGGAGCTTGATGAAAAGTACGCCTCTGTAATTCTTCGCAGATATGTAGATAACACGCATGATGAGAATGGTGTTTATTGCATCAGGAACGGTGAGAGAATCGAGTATTCTAAATTAGTGAAAAAACTCGATGAAGACTAGCAAAAATGTATCAATTATTATGTCCAAATGACTTGCTATTTATGCCGTTTAGAGTGATGTATATATGTGACCATAGGAGGTGTGTTATGAAACAAAAATTAAGAGATGAACTTTATAGGATCTGCGATGAGACAAAAACCTCAAGAAGTGGGATTGATTATCTTGTGAATTACTACATTAATTCGCTTGGGTGGAGTGAGGAAGAAGCAATCAAATATACGATTGGACTATTCCACAATGGAACAATTGAGCAGATTAAGCTAATTGGCAAGGATGGTGAAGAACTATGAGAAAAGAACTCCTAGATATCATCAAAAGAAGTTATCCAAATGGAACGAGAGTTGTTTTGGTCCATATGGATGATGTTCAGGCTCCGCCAAAAGGTACTAAAGGAACTGTTATTGGCGTAGACGACATCGGCTCAATCCTAGTCAACTGGGATAATGGCTCAAGCCTTAACGTTGTATATGGTGAAGACAGAGTAGAGATTGTAGAACGTTGCTGTATATGTGGCAAAGAGATTGATGGATATGGCAATAACCCATCTCCAATTGCTGGCAAACATTGCTGCGATAGGTGTAACAACAATGTTGTAGTACCTTATCGAGTATTTCTGAGTAATCTAGGAAATGGCAAATGCGGCCTTCTAATCAAAGAAAAGAGTCTTGAACTGATAACACCTAAGAATAAAAAGTTTAGCCTTAAAGAACTGCAAAACTGCGTTGGCGGATATATTGAAGAGGAAGCCCAAATATTCAAAGGCTATGTTACGTTCGCGGACGAGGAGGGAAAACTCAAAAACAAAAGGTTCAATGAACTTGGCTATAAGCTGTTTGAGACAGATTTAGTTGGTGATTTCATCATCGTGCCAAGAACGCTCGTTGAATAATGTAAATACGGATTAATCAAGAGTCGACTAGAAATGGTCGGCTCTTTTAAGTAGTGGAGGTGAAGAATTTGAGAAAGCTAAAGAAATATGTGCCAACCAAGTTCAAAAACAAAGACTCCATCTACGATAAGGAAGCTGCCGATTATGCAGTCAACTTTATTGAATGCCTATGCCATACAAAAGGTACATGGGCAGGAGAGCCTTTTGAACTGATTGATTGGCAAGAGCAAATTATAAGAGATGTGTTTGGCATCTTAAAACCAAACGGATATAGACAATTCAACACAGCTTATATTGAAATACCAAAGAAACAAGGTAAGTCAGAACTTGCAGCAGCAGTCGCATTACTTCTTACCTGTGGCGATGGTGAGGAAAGAGCTGAAGTATATGGATGTGCCGCTGACAGACAACAGGCATCAATTGTCTTCGAGGTGGCTGCCGATATGATTCGAATGTGTCCTGCATTGAATAAAAGGTGCAAGATACTGGCGGCTACAAAAAGAATAGTCTACCAGCCAACTAACAGCTTTTATCAGGTTCTTAGTGCTGAAGCCTATTCAAAGCATGGATTCAATATTCATGGAGTTGTTTTTGATGAGCTTCATACTCAACCAAACAGAAAATTGTTTGATGTAATGACTAAAGGTTCAGGTGATGCAAGAATGCAACCTTTGTATTTTTTAATCACAACTGCTGGAACGGACACAAAGTCCATTTGCTATGAGACTCACCAAAAGGCAAAGGATATCCTGGCAGGAAGGAAAGTTGATTCGACGTTCTATCCAGTAATTTATGGTGCTGAACCTGAGGACGATTGGACTGATCCTAAGGTTTGGAAAAAAGCAAATCCATCGCTTGGAATTACAGTTCAAATGGAAAAGGTCAAAGCAGCCTGTGAATCAGCAAAACAAAATCCTGCTGAAGAAAATACCTTTAGGCAGTTAAGACTAAACCAATGGGTAAAGCAAGCGGTTAGGTGGATGCCTATGGACAAGTGGGAAGCCTGCAAGAGCGACTTCAAACCAGAAGATCTAGAAGGTCGTGTATGTTATGGCGGTTTAGACTTGTCTTCAACAACTGATATCACAGCATTCGTTTTAGTGTTTCCACCAACGGAAAGCGATGATATTTACTACATTCTTCCTTTTTTCTGGATTCCTGAAGAGAACATGGAAGCAAGGGTAATGAAAGACCATGTGCCTTATGACATATGGGATAGAAAAGGATTCATACAGACTACGGAAGGAAATGTAATCCATTATGGATTTATTGAAGCCTTTATTGAGGAATTAGGAAAGAAGTACAACATCAAAGAGATTGCTTTTGATAGATGGGGTGCAGTTCAGATGACTCAAGACTTGGATAACTTAGGCTTTAAGGTTATTCCTTTTGGTCAGGGTTTTAAGGATATGAGTCCGCCTACAAAAGAACTAATGAACTTTGTTCTTGCAAAACAAATAAAGCATGACGGAAATCCAGTCCTTCATTGGATGATGGATAACGTGTGTGTAAGGGTTGATCCTGCTGGAAACATCAAGATGGATAAAGCAAAATCAACAGAAAAAATCGACGGTGCTGTAGCAACTGTTATGGCACTTGATAGAGCCATCAGAAATGGCAGTGGGGCAACTGAGTCGGTATACGATTCCAGGGGCCTTTTAATTATTTAGGAGGTGTTCAAATGGGTTTATTCAAAAGAAAAGCCAGAGATAAACCGCAAGATAGAACTGCTGGTAGTACCTATTCATTCTTCATGGGTGGATCAAGTGCTGGCAAATCAGTAACAGAAAGAAGCGCTATGCAAATGACTGCAGTATATTCCTGCGTGAGAATACTGGCAGAAGCAGTAGCTGGACTTCCGCTTCATTTCTATAAGTACAACGAGGACGGATCTAAAACAAAAGCAATAGATACAGGCTTGTATCACTTGCTACATGATGAACCAAATCCTGAAATGAGTTCATTCGTATTTAGAGAAACCTTGATGACTCACTTGTTGTTATGGGGCAATGCCTATGCGCAGATTATTAGAAATGGTAAAGGCGAGGTTATTGCTTTATATCCTTTGATGCCAAACAAGATGAGTGTGGACCGAGATGAAAACGGAGTCCTTTATTACACTTATCAAAGAAGCTCAGAGGAAGGCAAAGCAAAAGATGTTGGAACAGTCACATTAAGTTCTAGAGATGTACTTCACATCCCTGGTTTGGGATTCGATGGACTTGTTGGTTACTCACCAATTGCTATGGCAAAGAATGCTATCGGACTAGCAATAGCAACAGAAGAGTATGGTGCAAAGTTCTTTGCAAACGGTGCAGCACCTTCAGGAGTCCTAGAACATCCAGGAACAATAAAAGATCCTACAAGGCTTCGTGAAAATTGGAATGCTACATTTGGAGGAAGTGCTAATTCAGGTAAGGTTGCAGTTTTGGAAGAAGGCATGAAGTATACACCTATTTCAATTGCACCAGAACAGGCACAATTCTTAGAAACTAGAAAGTTTCAAATAAATGAAATAGCAAGAATATTCAGAGTTCCACCTCATATGGTTGGTGACTTAGAAAAATCAAGCTTCTCAAATATTGAACAGCAATCATTAGAGTTTGTTAAGTACACACTTGATCCCTGGATTATTCGTTGGGAACAATCATTAAATAGGTCTTTATTAAGTCCTGATGAAAAGAAGGTATATTTCTTTAAATTCAATGTTGAAGGCTTACTTAGAGGCGATTACCAATCAAGAATGCAAGGTTATGCGACAGCAAGACAAAACGGCTGGATGAGTGCAAATGATATAAGAGAACTTGAAAACTTAGACAAGATCCCTGCTGAGGAAGGTGGAGATCTTTATTTAATTAACGGCAACATGCTCCCATTAAATAATGCAGGAGCTTATGCAAATAATGAAAAGGAGGAAGAAGCCGATGAAGAAGTTTTGGAATTGGATAAAGGTACAAAACAGCGAAACGGAAGAAAGAGTACTCGAACTTAACGGAACAATCGCAGAAGAGTCATGGTTTGACGATGATGTAACACCTCGAATGTTCAAAGACGAGTTATTCAGTGGTTCTGGTCCAATTACCATCTGGATCAATAGTCCAGGCGGTGACTGTATTGCTGCTAGTCAAATTTATTCAATGCTTATGGATTATAAGGATGAAGTTACAGTCAAGATTGATGGAATTGCAGCTTCAGCAGCTTCGGTAATTGCTATGGCTGGCACAAAAGTCAAGATGGCACCGACAGCGTTAATTATGATTCACAATCCATCAATGGCAGCCTTTGGTGAACGAAAGGACATGGAAAAGGCTATCGATATCCTTAATGAGGTAAAAGAATCCATTATCAATGCCTATGAACTAAAGACTGGGCAATCGAGAACGGTTCTATCTCACTTGATGGATAGTGAAACCTGGATGAATGCAAATAAGGCAATTGAACTAGGTTTTGCAGACGAAATCTTAGAAGACGAAAAGAAACAAGTTCCTGCTGAAGCATATGCTTTTGGAGCAAAGGAATTTGAGACTCAATTAGTCAATAAGATTTCAAAACATGATGTTCCTGCATCGAAAAAAGGACGCTCTGTCAGCGATTTAAAAGACAAATTAGTCACAATCAAAAAATACATTTAGGAGGAAAAGAACATGACTATTAATGAACTTATCGAAAAGAGAGCCAATCTTTGGAAAGCTATGGATGCGTTCCTTAAGGCTCAAACTAATGAAAAGGGTGTGCTTAGTGCTGAAGATGATGCTAAGTATGCCGCAATGGAAGATGACTTTGACAACCTTACTAAGGAAATCAAGCGTCTTGAAAAGCGTAATGCTATTGAAGCTGAATTAAATATGCCAATCAATAGACCTATCGTTGGTAAACCTATGGTTGAAGGCGAAGACGAAAAGACTGGCCGTGCTTCTAAAAACTATAAAAAGAGTTTCTGGAATGCTATGAGAAGCAAGACTATCCGTCCAGAAGTTGCCGATGCTCTTCAAATCGGTACTGACTCTGAAGGTGGATATTTAGTTCCTGATGAATTCGAGAACACTCTTGTTGAAGCTTTGGAAGAAGAAAATATTTTTAGAAAGCTTGCTCATGTTATCAACACTTCAAGCGGTGATCGTAAGATTCCTGTTGTTGCTTCTAAGGGCAGTGCTTCTTGGGTTGATGAAGAAGGAACTATCACTGATAGTGATGATGCATTCTCTCAAGTTTCTATTGGTGCATATAAGCTTGGTACTTTGATTAAAGTTTCCAATGAACTTTTAAATGATAGTGCGTTCAACCTTGAAGCCTATATTTCTAAGGAATTCGGTAGACGAATCGGTACTAAAGAAGAGGAAGCATTCTTCACTGGTAATGGTACTGGCAAGCCTACTGGTATCTTTAATGCAACTGGTGGTGCTCAAGTTGGTGTAACTGCTGCAAGCGCAACTGCAATTACTGCCGATGAAATTATCGATTTATTCTATTCTTTAAAGGCACCTTACAGAAAGAAAGCTGTATGGGTACTTAACGATTCTACGGTTAAGGCAATCAGAAAACTTAAAGATAAGAACGATAACTATTTATGGCAACCTGCGTTAACTGCTGGAACTCCTGATACCATTTTAGGAAGACCAGTTTATACATCTAGTTACGTTCCTGCAATTGCTGCTGGTGCTAAGACTATCGCCTTTGGTGATTTCTCTTATTACTGGATTGCAGATAGACAAGGCCGTATCTTCAAGAAATTAAATGAACTTTATGCTGCAACTGATCAAACTGGCTTCGTTGCTACTCAAAGAGTAGATGGTAAGTTAGTGTTACCAGAAGCTATCAAAGTCTTACAGCAAAAATCTGGAACTACTAGTGGTTCAGGTAACTAATTAGGAGGTGGCAGGGATGACTGCGAATGATTTATTGGAACAGGTGAAATTGAATCTAATTATAACTTTCAACGACGATGACAGTCTTATTGTTTCTTTTATCTCTGCCGCCATTTCTTATGCAGAAGGGTACCAGCATTTGGAAGAAGGGTATTATAAAACCCATGAAATGAGTGAAAGAACCAAACAAGCAGTAATCATGTTATCAGGCCACTTCTATGAATCACGCGATGGTTCAACTGGTGGCTTTTTTGCTGATAGTACAAACGCAAGCGAGCAGACCTACAAAACTGTAAACAGACTCTTGCTCTTGGATAGAGAATGGAAGGTGTAGCATATGGGACTTGGTTTGATGAATAAAAAAGCAAAGATCATATCAATAACACGTGAAACCGATTCTGAGGGTTTTAGCTTTGAAAATATCGTAATCTTAGTGGATGTTAGAGTGTTTGTCGAAGGTAGACATGGAAGTGAGCGTTGGGCCAATTTAGCGGCTTTCAGCGAGGCAACAGAACTATTCAAACTAAGAAAAGTTCCTGGTCTTGACATAACTACAAAACACTACGTTGAAATTGATGGTATTAGATACAACATCATATCGGTAGAAAATGTAAAGGGCAGAGGAATGTATCTTGAAATCCTAGCAAAAAGGGTGGAGGCATCAAATGACTAAGTGTACTGCAAAATTACCTGAAGACTTGCTAAAGAAACTATCTAGAGTTGGGGATAACATGGATAAGATTGCAGAATCCGCACTTACTGCAGGAGGAAATGTTGTCCTAAGGAAAACGAAGTCTAACCTAGAGTCTATGGTTAAAGGTCCATCTACAGGACAATTAGTAAGTGCTTTAGGTCTGTCTCCAGTTCTTCTTGATAGGAATGGAAACTATAACATTAAGGTTGGCTTTGATGAATATAGATCAGATGGTTCTGCTAATGCAATGGTCGCAAATATAATCGAGTATGGCAAACATGGTCAGCCTGCAAAGCCATTTTTAAAGAATGCCAAAAGCTCATCAAAGAAAGAATGTGAGGAGACTATGGCTAGAAAAATAGAGGAGGAGATTAAGAAACTATGAACATATTATCTGAAGTGAAAGAACTTCTAAAAAGTTTTAATATTCCAATTGAAACGGGAGTATTTAGCAAAGAAGCTCCAAGCGAATACATAGTGTTGGTGCCTTTAGTCGATACCTATCCTCTAAACGCGGACGATGAGCCGCAGTTGGATAAGCAGGAAGTTCGAATAACAATTTACACAAAGGGCAATTATATCAGGCTTAAGAATAGAATCTCTGGCCGATTGATTGCTCATTTCTTTTGCATAACCGAGAGAAGGTATGGAGGTTATGACACTGATACAGGCTACTATCAGTACACAATTGACGTAGCCAAAACCTATGAAATAGAACAAGAGGAGGATTAAATCTATGGCAACTATAGGATTAGATAAACTTTATTATGCTCCAATTACTGAAGATAGTAATGGGAACGAAACATATGGCACTCCAGTTCAACTTGCGAAAGCAATCTCTGCTGAACTTTCAATTGAACTAAATGAAGCCACTTTATTTGCTGATGATGGTCAAGCTGAAGCAGTAAAGGAATTCAAATCAGGCACACTTTCTTTAGGTGTTGATGGAATTGGTAACGATGCTGCAGCCGCTTTAGTTGGTGCTAGAGTTGATGCAAATGGTGTATTAATTTCAAGCGGTGAAGACGTGTCTAATTATGTGGCTATCGGCTTTAGAGCAAAGAAATCAAATGGCAAATATAAGTATTATTGGTTATACCGCGTCTTATTTGGTGTCCCTGCCATTAACCTTGCTACAAAAGGCGACTCAATTACATTCTCAACTCCAACAATTGAAGGTACTATTCTTCAAAGAAATAAAGTTGATGGTGCAAATAAGCATCTTTGGAAAGCAGAAGTTACTGAAAACGAGTCAAACACAGCAATTATTAATGCCTGGTATGACGCAGTTTATGAGCCTTCATATGCTCAAAACAATAATGGAGGTAACAACTAATGGCTAACGAAAGAAGTGCAATCATCAAAATCGGTGATAAAGAATATGAACTTTTACTTACAACTAAGGCAACTAAAGAAATTGCTAAAAAATATGGTGGATTAGAGAAACTTGGTGACAAACTCTTAACTAGCAAAGATTATGAAGGTGCAATAGGCGAAATCGTGTGGTTAATCGTGACTTTGGCTAACCAACCTATCTTAATTCATAACTACAAAAATCCAAACGATAAGAAAGAACTCTTAACAGAGGATGAGATTGAGATTCTAACTACTCCACAAGATTTAGCAAATTTCAAAGATGCTATCACTGAAGCCTTATATAAAGGTGTTCAAAGAAACATTGTGAGTGAAGAATCAAAAAACGCAGTGGGCGAGTAAGCGATGAAGAGTTGTTTACTCGTCTTTTATATTACGGCTTAGCCCATCTTCATCTAACACAGGATGAGGTGTGGCTTATGCCTTTTGGTTTGCTTTTGGATCTATGGGAATGCCACAAACAATTTGAAGGTATCTCAAAGCCAAAAGTAGAAGTCTTTATTGACGACATTATACCTGATGGAATTTAGAAAGGAGGAAATTGATCATGGCAGAGAATTTTGGATTGAAGATAGGCCTTGAAGGTGAAAAAGAGTTCAAATCAGCTCTAGCTGAAATCAATTACTCCTTTAAGGTTCTAGGCAGTGAAATGAAACTGGTTGAGTCTCAATTCGATAAAAATGACAATTCAGTTCAAGCCTTAACTGCAAGAAATGAAGTATTAGAAAAATCGATTGACGCTCAAAAATCAAAAATTGAAACATTAAGAAATGCCTTAAATAATGCATCCACATCATTTGGTGAGACTGATAAAAGAACTCAGGCTTGGCAAATTAAACTAAATGAGGCAGAAGCAGAACTTAATAAAATGGAGCGTGAGCTTCAAAACAATAATAAGCAACTTGATACTGCTTCAGACGAATTTAAGGATGCTGAAAAGAGTGCTGATAAATTTGGCGATGAGGTCGAAGATGCTGGAAATCAAAGTGATGATTCGTCAAAGAAGTTTCAAGCATTAGTTGGAGTTGTAAAGGGCGTTGCTGCAGGAATGGCAGCTGCTATGGCTGCTGTCGGTGCAACTATCGTGGCAATTGGTAATAAGCTTATTGATTTCACAAAGCAAGGAGCAGAATACGCAGATAATGTCTTGACTCAATCACAAGTAACTGGAATCGCTACTGATAAGCTTCAGGAATATATGTATGCCGCTGAACTTGTAGACGTGTCTGTTGATACTTTGACTGGTTCAATGGCAAAGCAAATCAAATCGATGAAATCAGCTCAAGGTGGATCTAAATCTATGGTTGAGGCCTATGAAAAACTAGGCGTTGAAATCATGAATGCGGATGGTACTTTAAGAGATAGCGATGAGGTTTATTGGGAGATCATAGCCGCTCTTGGTGCTATGGAAAATGAAACTGAGCGTGATGCTTTAGCAATGACTATCTTAGGTAAGTCTGCTCAAGAGTTGAATCCACTTATTGAAGCTGGTGCGGATAAGATGGAGGAACTAGGCAAACAAGCAAAAGAGGCAGGTTATGTTTTATCTGATGATTTGCTTGCAGCTTATGGAAATCTAGATGATCAGTTACAACTTTTAAATAATGGTGCAACAGCTCTTAAAAACGCGTTAGGTACAGTATTGCTTCCAATTCTTACAGATTTAGCATCGGATGGGGTTGGCTTGCTTTCTGAGTTCACTAAAGGTGTTCAAGATGCAAATGGTGATATTTCAAAGATTACTGATGTAATTGGTGAGATACTGCCAAAAGCAATCAATGTTGTGACGAAGTACATCCCACAGTTGCTTGATATGATTGCAGCTGCAGTCATTGGAATTGGCGATGCAATTGTTGACAACTTAGATGTCTTAATTGAATGTGCTAATAAACTAATTCAAACATTCTTAAATGCAATACTTAAGGCTTTACCAAAACTAACACAGGGTGCCATTCAAATTGTAACGACACTTGTTAAAACAATACTTGCTAATCTACCTCAAATACTACAAGCGGCTATTCAGGTTATAGTTACTTTGGCTCAAGGCTTAGCAAAAGCTCTGCCTCAGTTAATTCCAGCTGTTGTAAATGTTGTCATCCAGTTAGTCGAAACATTAATTCAAAATATGCCTTTGATACTGGATGCTGCATTGCAGATCATCGAAGGCTTGGTTCAAGGAATACTAGAAGCACTACCAATCTTGATTGAGGCTTTGCCGACAATAATTTTAGCAATCGTTGATTTTATTTTAGGTGCGATACCTCAAATCATAGAAGTAGGTATTCAATTGCTTACATCTTTAGTAGAGGCATTACCTGAAATAATAGAAGCAATAGTCGCAGCCATTCCACAAATCATTGATGGAATTATTAATGCAGTTATTGAGGCATTGCCTTTGATAATTGATGCTGGAATCAAACTCTTTGTATCTTTGATACAAGCCTTACCAGATATCATCATCATGATAGTTGAAGCGATACCTCAAATCATCAATGGGATTGTCGAGGCTTTGATGAACAACCTAGATAAAATCATCATGGCTGGCGTTCAAGTTTTCATGGCGCTTATCACTAACCTTCCAACAATCATTATGGAGTTGGTAAAAGCAGTGCCTCAAATCTTGGGTGCAATTATTAATGCCTTTGCTAATGGCTTCTCACAAATGGCTGAGGTCGGTAAGAACCTAGTAAAAGGTCTATGGGAAGGTATAAAAAGCTTAGCTTCTTGGATATGGGACAAGGTCTCTGATTGGGCATTTAATCTTTGGAACGGAATCAAGAATTTCTTTGGCATCCATTCACCATCAAAGAAGATGGCATTCATTGGTGACATGATGATGGAAGGGTTGGCTAAAGGTATCGATGAAACCGCAGGCGAGGTTATTGGATCAGCAGAAGATATGACAAAAGATTTGAATTCAGTCTTTGACGGGCTTGGTTCAGACATGTCTAAGGTTCCAACCGACTTTAATGTAACTTCCAGCGTTGATTCCTTAAGAGATACACAAAACGCTGTAAGGGGAGGACTTAGCCTTCAACTTCAAATAGCAAACTTTAACAATTATTCAGCAGAAGACATAAATTCCTTAACTGAGGAAATAATGGAAACTGCCGATAACTTCATCAAAAGGAAAGGAGTGGTATTCGCATGAGCAATTTTACATTCAATGGACATAACTCAAATGAATTTGATATAAGAATTCAAAACAAGACTATTTATTCAGTTCCTAAGTTTGATGCCTCAGCGATATCCATTCCTGGACGTGATGGAGATTTGCTTAATCCAAGCGGAAGGTTTGGCAATGTTGGTGTATCTTACACCTGCTATGTTCCTGCTAAATCCATTCAAGATTTGTCTGATAAACTGACAAGGATAAAAAACTGGCTATATGATAAGGTTAATCAATACCATGATTTAACTGATTCTTACGATGATAAATTCAAAAGAAGAGCCGTTTTTAATAACAAGTTAGACATATCTGATGAAGCTAGAAAGATTGGAGTTTTCACTCTTACGTTTTCTTGCTTGCCTTTTAGGTATCTATTAACTGGTTTAGAGGTAATAAATATAACCGATACACTAACCGTTAGGAATCCGTTTAACTTTGCTTCTAAACCTTATATCAAAGTTTATGGTAGTGGCGAAGGAACATTAGTTATCCAAAATGAAGTAGGAAATAAGATATGGCAGTTTAGCGATATCGATGATTATGTTGAGATAGACTCCGAGCTTATGAATTTCTTCAAGGGCACTGAGCTTAAAAATAGCAGTGTTTCTGGCGATGGATTCCCTATTTTAGTAAAAGGAGACAACGTCTTATCTTTCAATGGTGGGATAACAAGAATCGAGATTATTCCAAGGTGGGTGTGCCTATGATACCTATTTTGTTTGAATCAACAGCCAAGTCATTTGACAACTATGGCATTGGAGTTTTAAGGGATACAACGTCTTGTGAAATCACTGAAGAAAGAAATGGGCCATATGAATTAACGCTTAAATATCCAATAAACGGAGCATTATATGGTTACATAAAAAAAGAACGCATAATCGTTGCTAAACCTAATGATCTTGCAGGAAATCAAGCGTTCAGGATATACAAAATCTCAATACCTATAAATGGAATTATTGCAGTAAACGCCACTCATATCTCATATGATTTGGTGACAATTGGAGTAGTTCCTTTTTCTTTAGGCAATAAATCAATCACTCAATGCGGTGAAGCATTACTTCAAAAAGCAGTGCTTCCTCATTCATTTACTTATCAAACAGACATGTCTAAAGCAGCTGATTTTGGTGCGACACTACCTGTTAGTGTAAGGAGCCTAATTGGTGGATCTAAAGGAAGCTTGCTCAACTTGTTTGGCGGTGAGTTCGAATGGGACAATTTCAAGATATATCAACATTCAGCTCGTGGCGATGACAGAGGCGTTGTTATCGAATATGGCAAGAACCTAACCAAGTTCGAGCATTCATCTGACATAACTGATGTTTACACGCATGTGCTTCCTTATGGAATCTTAGAAGATAAGGAAACGGGTGAAGAGACAGTAGTTACTCTTCCAGAAGAGGTGCTACCAATTTCAAATACCATTCTTGAAAATGGCAAAGTCTACATAAAGGACTTTACTGATGAGTTTGGTGAAAATGAAAGGGTGACGGAATATGCACTTAGGACCAAAGCGAATATATGGATAAGAAATCATCCGCTTGGTATTGATAAGCCAACCATAACTGTTTCGTTTGAACCATTATGGAAACAAGCTGAGTATAGTGCCGTACATGAAAGATTATCACTTTGTGATACCGTGACGATTAGGCATCAGATTCTAGGCGTTGAAGTGAAGATGAAGGTAATCAAGACAGTGTATTCTTGCCTTGATGAAAAATACAAAATGATAACGCTTGGTGAGGCTAAATCTAATCTTGCGGTAAGGATAAATGATATTGAAGAAGAAATCGAAACGACCAAAAAGGAAGTCGATAGGTTTCCACTTTTATTAACATCAGCTATCTCAAATGCTACAAAGCTAATTACTGGTAATAAAGGTGGTTGTGTTGTTATTCATTCGCATGATGATGGAACACCATATGAGCTATTAATTCTAGATAACGAAAACATCGATGAAGCAGTGAATGTTTGGAGATGGAATCTAGGAGGTCTTGGTTTTTCATCTCACGGTTATAACGGACCATATGAAACTGCAATAACAGCTGATGGCTCAATCGTTGCCAATTTCATCACTTCAGGAACTTTGGTTGCAAACATCATAAAAGCAGGCATCCTATCAAGCCTTGATGGTTCATCTTATTGGAATCTAGAAACAGGCGAGGTAGTGCTTCGAGCTTATGCAACAACCGAGGCAGTCGATGAACAAATAACAAGAATTGACAACATTGAAAGCCAAAAGATGTACAGGTTAGTTATCACATCGACTAACGGTAATATTTTTAAGAATGGTGATATAAACACTACCTTGAAAGCAACGGTTTATTCTTGGGATGAAGATGTCACTGATACTTTAGATGATAACCAATTCATATGGACCAGAGTTTCAAGCGACGCTGAAGCAGATAGGATCTGGAATATGGATCATTTTGGTGGAACTAAAGAAGTAGAAATAACAAATGAAGATGTCAATGTAAGAGCCACATTTTATTGTGACTTGATTGACACAACAACTAGAAAATCATTATTAGGAAAAGAGGAGGATTAAACAATGAGTAGAGCTCAAGGACAATTTACTATTATTGATTATAATGATGCCTTAACCTTAACAGGTTATATTGGCTCAAATCATCCAAAAACGCAGATGTATAACCCGGACAACGGAAGCTATACTCCGAACTGGCAATCATCTAATTTGGTGCTTACGCCTAGCCTTTATGTAATTGGTACAACAACTGACCAAATTACTAGTTCAGCAGTCAAGTCGGTTAAGTGGTATCAAGGAACATCAACAACAGCAATTACAACTGGTGGTAACTATGCTTTATCTGGAACAAAGAATCATATCTTAACTGTTAAAGCAAATATCATGGCAGGGCTTGCTGGCGTTGATTTTAAATGCGTTATTACCTATGAAGATGCTTCTACAGGTCTTCAAATTACTCATCCACTTACTATCTCATTCTCAAGAGTAGTAAATGGTGGAGGTATTGTAGATTTGCTTGTAACGACTCCAACAGGTAATGTTTTTAAGAATACCAGTGTTGCGACCTTAACAGCAAAAGCGGAACTTTGGAGAGGTTCAAGTGTCGATACTACAAATGTTGGATACAAATGGGCAATTATGGATTCTTCCGTTACAAGTTCAAGTTCAACAGGATATGATGCTGATTTTGGTATCGGCTGGAAGAAGTTATCTGATACTACTGGCAAGTACACAGGAACAACTACTGCAACAATTACCATTTATGCGGCAGCAGTAGATAACTATGCAGTATTCAAATGCTGTGCTACAGATACTGATTCAGCTTCAAATACTTATAATTCTAAGTTTTATGATGTTGCTACTTTCATAGATAATGCAGATCCGCTTCAGGTCGTTATCACCTCAACTGGTGGAGATGTATTCAAAAATGGTCAAGGAAGTACAACGTTAAAAGCTATGGTATATCAAGCTGGTGCTGAAATCGACGCAGCTGGTACAGGTACTTATACATGGACTAAATATAACAAAGATGGTGCGATAGATACTTCATGGGGTACTTCAGGACATAAGACAGGTAAGACATTGTCTGTTTCAAATACCGATGTTACTACGAAGGCTACTTTCATGGTTGAAGTCGATCTTTAGGAGGTGCTTTATGAGGTCACAAGCTCAATATACAATTTATTCTTTGAATGATGTTTATACAGGAACTAGTGCTCCTCAAAATCCTTATACTGGTCAGTTATGGGTGGACACATCACAAAGTCCGCCTTTAACTAAGGTATACAATGGTTCCGCTTGGAAGGAACAAAACGGCACTGATACCATAAAGAGCAACGTTCAAACATTAACTACTAAACAAGCAACATTTGAGACAAATCTTACAGGACTTACTAGTACCGTATCTACGCATACAACTCAAATTTCAACCATTAGTGATGCGGTTGATAGTAATAGTGAAGAAATAGAAGAATTGCAATCAGATATGTCTTCACTTCAGCAAACAGCGACTGAAATAAGCGCAGAAGTATCTCATAAGGTCAACGAATCATATGGAGATCAAGATTCCTCATTTGGATGGAGTTTGACATCAAGTGGATTTACCTTAACTTCAGATGGTTCAACTGTTATGAGTGTTACAAGTTCAGGACTGACATTAAGTGGTACAATTTCTTGTTTTGGCGGAACTATCGGTGGCTTTACTATTAAAGGAAGTTATCTTCATACAGGAACTAAGACATCGTATTCTTCATCAACATCGGGCGTTTATATTGGAACAAATGGTATCGGTTTAGGTGCAGGTACATTCTATGTAACTTCTTCAGGAAGTATAAAAGCGACATCTGGAACTATAGGAGGATTCACATTAAGTTCTAGTTACATTTATGGCGGTTCACTCAATACTGATAATTATGTCATGATTGGTTCGAATCCTAATTCCAGGACAGTATGTGGAAAGACTTTTAGTAATTGGGGGTTGATATTGGGTACTAAATTTGGTGTTACAAGGGCAGGCGTCGTTTATGGAACTGATGTGCATATGACGGGTGAAATAACAGCAACGTCAGGCACCTTTGATAATTGCACTTTGAATTCAACTTGTACCTTATATGGCAAATTACTAATGTCAGGAACAAGCAACCTATATTTATTCGGTACCAGATTTGTAGCTTCATATAATACCTCAATCGGCATTGATGGAATAATAACCGACATTATCACGGAATATCATGAAGAGCGTTTGCCAGCTAAATCTTATACGACGCCATATGGGCTTATCGTTGTCCCTGATTTTACGAACAGATCTGTTTCTGGTGTTATCATGGGAGTTTCATCAAGCAGTGAATATGATACATCAGCGTTAAGAAGCGGTATTGCTTTCGTTCAGAGAAAAATCAGTTCCTATGAAGGCGAGATGGTTGCCAAAGTCGATAATTTGGAAATCATCAGTGTGAAAAGGTACAGCGGTGCAAATACTGTTGCATGGTCCAATTCGTCTTTAACAAGTACGTGCTATGGGACTTGGTATTTTTATTCCCAAGCGTATTTTGGTACTTCAACTACTAGTTATCAAATAAGAATCGATAGCGACCAGGTAACTTTCAATTACGATAATTCCATGAAAGGTGAGCTTGAAACATATTCAGGTTATGTTGATGTTCAAGGGACTTGGAAGACTAACGGCAACAACTGGATTTCATCATCAGATAGAAGAATTAAGAAGGATATCTTAGATTTCGATAATTCATACGAGATTCTATTTGATAATTTGAAGCCTAGACAGTACCGATATGTCGACGGAAATAAAGGTCGTGTGCATTCAGGATTTATAGCTCAGGAAGTAAGCGATGCAGTAATAGCTGCAGGTAAAACAATAGATGAAAATGCCTATGTATGTGCATTTGAGAATAAAGAAGGCGAGACTTATTATGGACTTCGTTATGAAGAACTTATAGCCCTTAATACATGGCAGATTCAAAAGTTAAAACAAAGAATAAAACAATTGGAGGATAAATTACAATGAAACTAATCGAAGTATTGAATGCTCTTATTCCTTTGAGAGCGCTAACTGAAACAAGATTCACATCATTTAAAAAATCTAGAGAACTTGCTCTTTTAAGAAAGAAAGTGGAGTTTGAAGGAGATTTCTATGCAAAGGAAGAAAAGAAGATCGTTGAAACTTATGCTGAAAAGAATGAAGCCGGTGAACCTATTGTTCTTGATGGCGGAAGGATCAAGTTAAAAGATATCGAATCTAAGATTGCCTTTGAAAAAGAAATCACAGATCTTAGAAATACAGAGGTTGATGATATTACAAAGGTAGAATTGAAAGAATCTGATTTTGCAGACACGTCTAAGATTCCTACACCTTACGAGCTTATTGCTCTTGAATCAGTAATTGAGTTTTTGGAGGAATAGGATATGGACATACATCAAATCATTATTACTATCGCATCAATCATAACAGCACTTGGAGTAATCTTCGGTGCTGTTTTTGCTTTCCATAATTGGCTATTGAAACGTGAAAAGAATGACACTGACATCAAAGCCATTAAAGAAGAACAATCAATTCTAACAAGAGGCGTACTCGCATGTCTTAAAGGCTTAAAGGAACAAGGATGTAATGGCCCTGTTACTGAAGCTATCCAAGACATAGAAGAGTACGTCAATAAACAAGCACATAAATAAGGAGGTTTAAGATGGAATATTTGAATTTAATCAGCGTACCAGCAATCGCAACGGCGGTGTACTTAATCATTGAGATTTTAAAGAAAGCATTTAATAACAACGAGAAGTTTCTTAGATTGATTCCTTTGATTTCGTTAATCATTGGATCTATCGCAGGAGTTATATGTTACTTTTTTATCCCATCGATTATTCCAGCAACAAACGTAGTTGTGGCGATTATAATTGGTGCAGCTTCAGGATTAACTGCAACTGGTACAAACCAAATCTTCAAGCAATTTAATAAAGATAAGCAAAACTAACCAAAGCCCATGAAAGTCAGGAATGATGAGTAGTGGGCTCTTTTTTGTCGCTATTTTAAGTATTTGAGCTACTTTTCCTTAGCACAATAATAGGAATTCTTTCTACTGTGTAATCATCGAAAAAATGGCATCACATCGAGGAAATATTATTCACAAATGACTTGATAATAATTCCTTTTAGAGCGATTTATATACATGAAAAAGGAGGCTAAGCAAGGATGCCTATAAAGCGAAGGAAACGAACATTATTTTATAACGAATTCTTGAGAGGTATTGCTAAGGCGGTATCTCTCTTTTTTGTTTATAGGGTCCGAATTAGTTCAATTTTTGTCCATATAGTGAGGAGGTAAAAGAAAATGGAAAGAATCATTTCAACGAGAAACATCATGCCACAATCGATGTTGACGAAGGCATTAGGCAAAACAATTAAGCAGAGGGCAGCTGCCTATTGTAGGGTCTCTACACTCGATGAGGAGCAAGAACTTTCATTTGAGTCACAATGTAACTATTACCGTACCTTCATCAACAAGAACAAAGATATGGTTCTAGTTGACATCTATTCAGATCATGGAATCTCTGGTTTAAAGTCGGAGACTAGACCTGGATTCATGAAGATGCTGGAGGACGTGAAGAAGGATTTGATTGACGTCATATATGTTAAATCCATCTCCAGGTTCTCTAGAAACGCAATCGAATGCAGAGAGGCGGTTAATATCCTAAACAGACACAACGTGAAAATCCTATTCGAGCAAGAGGGGATTTGGAGTAACAACCCACAATTCGATTTGGTATTGGGTCTGCTTTCTGCAGCTGCCCAAGAGGAATCAAACAGCAAATCCCAGATTGTCGCTTGGGCATTGGATAAATTCAACGAAAGAGGAACACCTGCCCGAGCCTGTAGCTATGGTTACAGGAAATTAAAAGGACCGCAAAGGGAATGGGAAATCGATGAGAACGCTGCGAAAAGGGTGAGATATGGCTTTAAGATGTGCGTAAAACTAGGAACAACCAGGGGACTGGTCAAAATCATGAACAACTATGACGCCACCCACGAAGGCGGTAGGTATTGGGATAGGCGAATCGTTATGAACATGCTAGAGAATGAAACCTATATCGGAGATATCAAAACCAATAAATACTGCACAATAGACTACATTACCGGGAAGCAAGCTAAGAACAATGGCAGGAAGACTCAGTATTACATCGAAGGCCATCACCAACCGATTATTTCAAAGGAACTGTTTTATAAGGTACAAAGAATACTAGAGGAGGAAAAAGAGACATGGAAAAAATCGTTAAAGAACAATCAAAACTGAATAAAAACCTAAGCATTATCCGTAATAAAGAAGAAGAAAAGAAGGCTAATACACCAAAAAAGAAGTTGCGTGTTGCTGCCTATGCCAGGGTATCGACTGAAGACGAGAGACAAGAATCTAGCTTCGACATACAAGTAAGCAATTACGAGAAGACTTTGAGTGAGAATCCCGATTGGGATTTGGTAGGTATCTATGCCGATAAGGGCATCACCGGCACCAATACCAGAAGAAGACCTGAATTCAACCGCATGATAAGGGATGCCAAGGCGGGCAAAATCGACCTCATCATCGCTAAGTCGATATCGAGGTTTGCTAGAAACACAGTCGATATGCTCTTATATACGAGGGAGTTAAGGGATATAGGAGTTGGTGTTTATTTTGAAAAAGAGAGGATTAACACTTTGATGCTTAGCTCCGAGATGCTTCTTACAGTATACGCGTCATTCGCTCAAGAGGAGTCCAGAGCAATTAGCGAGAACCTGAAAACAGGAATTAGGGCAAGGTTCAAGATGGGAATTCCTAAATACACCGCAATCCTAGGCTATAACCATAATAGGGAAGATGACTCATGGGAAATTGACCCAGAAGGAGCTAAGACAGTAAGAAAGATTTATTCTTGTTTTTTGAACGAAGGCATGACCATCGAGGAGATTGCTATGGTCCTCCAACAAGGGAGGTATAAAAAGACCAACAAGACATCGAAGAAGTGGTATGCTTCAAACGTCCATTCCATCCTTCAGTCGGAAAAGTATATAGGCGACTGCCTAATGCAAAAATTCTATGTGGTTGATCAC